CGCGGAGTCGGCCGCGAGCAAGTCATCGAGGTCGACCGTGGTGTAGAGCGTCGGCCGATCCTTGACCGCAACCAGCGAGCGCTGGATCTCCTGCTCGAGGCCGCGTACGTACGAACGCAAGCTCAAGGCCGACCAGCCGAGGAGCAGTTGCTCGATGCCCGCGCCCCAGGCGGTGACGCCGGCGGCCGCGTGGCCCACCAGCACCGGCGGCACTTGGAACCAGCGGCAGATGTCCTCGACCGAGAACTGGCGCGAGGCGAGCAGCTGCACATCCTGTGGATTCATGGTGATGGGACCGAACTTCAAACCCCCTTCGAGCACCATGATGCCGCCCGATTCGGGACCGCCCGTGACGAATTGCTTCAAGCTGTCGCGCAGTTCGTCGCGATTTTTCTGGTTGAGCCACCTGTCCGTCTGAACGAAGCCGCCGGAGCGCAGGCCGTTCTTGAACGTCTCGCTGGTTGCATCCTCGGCGGCGCGCGCGATGCCCATCGAGTGGCGCGCGTACTCGATGCGCGAGAGGCCGACCAGGCCGTCCATGGTCCGATCCTTCCAATGGAATATCTGGTCGGCCGAAAAATCGATGCTCTCGAGCGGCGAGTAGTAGCGATAGCGGATCTCGTACTGCCGGGGCTGGGTGCCCGGAATCCACTGTCGATACGGCACCATGTACTCGGGGCGCAGCGGATCGAGCGCGATCAGCTGGTTCTGGCTGTTGAGCGTTTTGAACGCGTAGCCGTTGCCCCACAGCTCCTCGCTCGCCACGATAAATTTCCAGAACGTCACGGCCGACATCTGCTGGTTGGGCTGCGAGTTGAGCACCGTGTAGAGCGGCACATCGAACGCCGGCGCGCCGTAGGAGAGGTTCGGACCGGAGCGGCGATTCAAAATAAACGGCAAGCTCGAGATCGCGTTCGTCATCAGCCACACGCATCCCCACACGGTCGAGAGCGCGAGCGCGGTATTCGGCGTGACGATCGTGCCCGCCGCGGACTTCGCCGCGTTGATCGGTGGGCGGGCCTGGCCGCCGGCGGCGACCGGGTAGAAGCCGCGCGCGATCGAGCCCGACCCATAATCGAAAAAGCTGTTGAAGAACTCCGCCGTCTTTCGCCGCCAGGTCGGCCGAGTCGCGACGTCCATTACGCTTTGACCGGCGCCGAGAAGAACCCGGCCGAATCGCCCTCGCCTTCCTCTATCGCGTACAGCCCGAAGGCCATCAAGAGCGCCACCATGCCGTCGATCTTGTCGGCGGATCTTTTTTTATCAGGAGCCAAATTTCGGTTCGCATCATATCTTGGGACCAGGTTGGCGGCGTTCCAAAGCAGGATCGGGTGACCGGCGTGGCGTAAGTGGCCGGCAATATACGCAATTTCGCACGCCTGCATCGCGGGATTGTAGGAGCGTGGACCCTGAATGAACTTCTCCATTGGCACTCCGGCTTCGGCCAATTCGAGGGCGAGTTGCGTCGCGTTCCACTGATCGTACGCCACTTTGGAGGGACCGAAGCGCTCCCAGTCCTCGATGATGGCCTCGCGGATGACCCGATAATCGACCGCATCGCCCTCGGTTTGAGTCAAGAAACCGGCCTGCACCCACGACCGATACGGCACCGATCGACGCTCGGTGCGCTGCTGCACGGCGAGCGCCGGTACCCAGTAACGACCCCAGGTGTAGAAGATTCCCTCTTTCAACCACAACAGCCGCCACGCGTTCATATCGCGCGTGGAGGCGAGGTCGAGTGCACCCCAGCATGGAGAGCCGACGAGCTCGTCCAAGGGCACAGCGCCGCCGCATTTCTTCCAGCGGCGCAGGTCGACCCACCCCTCCGCCGCGGCTGCCTGCCGGTTCAAACGTTTTATTTGAAATTCTGACAGCGCGCCCGGCTGTGCCTTCGCCTCGATCGCGTACTCCTGCATTTTTTTCAGCGCGATCGACACGCCGAGCATCGGGTTCGCTTTGATCCACTTCGATTCGTCGAAATCGTCATCGTCCTCGTCGAGCGCGTAATAGATCACCAGCATGTGGTCTGCGTCGATCACCCGGTCGAGCACATTGAAGGCGAAGGCGCGAATTTCCGGCCACGGGCCCGGCGTCTCATAGCCTTCGGTGGTCGTGTACATGAAAAGCGGGTCCGACCGCGCGCCGACGGCCGAGCGCAGCACATCGAATAGGTCGCGCGTCTTGTGCGCGTGCAGCTCATCGAAGCACAGCGCGCTGGGATTGAGCCCGTCCTGGGTCGACGCCTTCGAATTGATCGGCAGAAAAGCGCCGCCGACCTCATAGCGCACGATCGAATTGGCGAACGCCTCGATCGTGAATGCCTTTTGCAGCCCGGAATTCTGCTGCACCATGCGCTGCGCGATGTGAAACACGATGCGCGCCTGGCGCCCGGTCATCGCGGCGGACAACACCTGCGGGCCGTGCTCGGCTTCCATGCAAAAAACGTACAGCAGGATCGCCGCGGCAAGCGTCGATTTGGCATTCTTGCGCGCGACGCAGTAGAGCAGCGTCGTGAAGCGGCGCGCGCCGTCGAGCCGGCGAAATCCAAACAGCTGCACGACTAAGAAGCATTCGCACGGCTCGAGGGTCAGCGTCTCAGTCGTCCACTGCCCCTCGACATGCGGCAGCCGTTCAATGAAGCGGCAGGGCTTGATTGCCTGGTTCGCGCTCCACAAAAACGGCGGTTTTTTCGCCTGGCTCGCCTTCAAATCCCGCATGAAGCGCTTCGCGGCCTGGCGAATCCGCTTGCCAAAGCGAGCCCCTCGGGTATCGGCGATCGCATCCTCGGCGTAGGTGATCGCCTCGAGGATGTAGTCCCTAGTCCCCGAGCTCCTTGAGGTCGTCGAACGGCGTTTCGGACTTGCCTTTTCGCTTACTCGCGATACTGACACGGGACCTCGAGGACGGTGAGAAGCCCATTTCGGCCGCCGCGCGCATCATAACGCCGGCCTGGCGATTCAAAATTGAGACGTACGGCGACTGCATCGGCGCGCCCGTGACAGGCGTCTTGATGAGCTGGCCATATTTTGAAATTTGCTGAGCGGCGAAGGCGTGCATGACCTTGGCGCAGACCCACACGACCAGCATCGACTTATCCAACTGCTTGAGCAGCCCCGGCGGCGCTGCGGCGATCGCTTCCTTCCACTCCGCGCGCTGCGCGTCATCGAACCAGGTTGGTGGATCGACAATGTCGCCGACCGGCGCCGGCTCGTCGCGATTTATCGGCCGATGGCCAGGATTTCCCGTGACGATTTTGAGCCAGGACGGTTTCGGCTTGCGCCCGGCGACCATTAGAACCCCTCCCGGTGGCGATTTCGCATGCCACCCCCAGTTCCCATTTCGCGCGTGCAAAAATTCGCCACAGGACGCGCTTCCACAGCGGAAGCTGTCCAGTGTTCACCCCCCCTACCCTTCGTCACGAGCCGCCCCCTGCCCGCGCGCGTTCACGTGCGCGCGCCGCGCCGCTTCTTCTTCGCGTCGCTTCGGTCCGTTGTGGCACGGGTTGCACAGCGACTGCCAGTTGCGTTGATCCCAGAACAGAACCGGATCGCCACGGTGTGGGATGATGTGATCGACGCACTGCGCCGGCTTCAAGATGCCGCGCTTGTAGCACATCGCACACAGTGGGTGCTCATGTCGAAACGCTTTCGCCGCTGCCAACCATTCGTTGGTATAGCCCTGTTCCTGTCGCGTGCCGCGCCGTTGATAGTCGAAGCGCGACTTATCTTGCCGCGTTGGCTGACCGAGCGCGCGATGTGTGCGTGGCATCAGCGGCACGGTTGCACGATCAACCACACACACGACATGACGGACAACACTAACGCGACCAACGCGACGACAGCAACCCACGTGACGACGTGTTCGCCGCGCGCCATGCGTGGATCGTTCACGGTTTGACGACTTTGGCAGCAGCAGTCGCAGTCAGCAACGCGTCGACGCAATACACACACTTGTCGACGAGCTCGGTGGACGGTGCGTCACCGCGCGCGATCGCGATGCTGGCGAACAGCGATGCGAGCGCCAAGCGCACTACCTGTTCCGGATTATTGAAATCGATCGGCGACGGTTGGGGCTCAGGATTTGACTGCGGTGGCGTTGACATGAGGTGCGATCATTGAGGGATTTCCGAGCCGTGTCAAATTGCTGCTAAAAATTTGATCGGCAAAATGCTTCAAAGCGCTGAAGTTTCCGCCGCTCATTTCTTCGATGCAGATCCACACGACGCCGCTCTGAAAAGGCTTGCCGCGCGAGACGAATAACAGGTCGACGAATTTATCGTTCTCGATGACGCCGGCGCCGGCGAGCGCATCCAGGCAACACTTGACGCGATTATCGATGTCAAAATCGTGGTCGTTTGGCGGCCGTACGAGCATCGCGACGGCGAGCGTCCCTTTGAGCTTGAATCGCGGCACCTTGTTTTCGAGCACGTAATCGCCGACTGCTTTTTTGAAGGCTTTGTATTCGTCGCTCAGAATCATCTTGCCGTTGCGCCGTCCGGTCGATCGCCAAGAATGATTGACGCTCGGTGGCCACGGCAGCGCACAGTGGACCTGCATCAGATCATGTCCAACAGATTGCGATGTTTTTTGCGCCGCTTGCACACGTCGCAGATGTAGAAGTGCACGCCTGGACCGAAGCTACATAGCACGTCGGTGTGTCCGTGGGTGAAGCAATAGAGGCGATTTTTCAGCCACTGCCACATGGCTTTTTCTTCTCAGCGAACCAGCGGCGAGCGGCCTCGGCAATCTCGCGCAAA